ATCGACTACAGCACGAACGCGATCGACCTAGTCCTGGTCGACGTCGACGACGGCGCTGCGCGCCTGTTCCACTGGGACCTGATCGGTGCCACTGCGTTCGAACGCACGCGCGCGGTCGCGCTGGTCATGCCGGCGCGACGTGCCGTGTTCTGGGACCCGGTGCGCGCGGTCGGGATCGAAGAACCGTTCGGGCGCGGGCCTAACAGCTGGGCGATCGTGCCGAAGCTGAAGGCGATCCAGGGCGCGATCCTGGCGTGCATTCCGAACAACATCGAAGTGACGCCGCTGAAGCCGGCCGAATGGCGCGCGGCCGTGGGCCTGCCCGGGAACGCGACGAAGGACGCCGTGGCTGCGTGGTCGGCAGGCGTCCAGGGCGGCACGCCTACGCCGTGGCCGCAGGACGCGCACGACGCGTACTGCATCGCGCGGGCGATCGACGAAGGGAAGGTGGCGGCATGACATCGGGCGCAGCCGAAAAGATTCTGCAGGTCGGCGAAGAAGCGATGACCGAAGCGCGCCGGCTGTGGGGCGTGACGACGCTACTGGACGCCGGGCTGAAGAAGGAAGCCCTGATCGGGTGGGCCGCGAAAATGACGGCGTTCCGCGCCTACGACGACTTCGACATGCTGTCGGTGTACGTGAAGAAGGAGGACCGCGCCGGCGCGCTGAAGTGGCTGACGGGCGCGCGGTTCGACAAGTCCGGGAAGGCGAAGGCCCGCGGCACGAAGGTGCACAAGATCATTGAGGCGTACGCGTACGGCCAGCAGCCCGACTTCGATCCCGAATTCGCACCGTACGACACGCAAATCCGAAAGTTCCTGGCGGACTACGCGCCCGTGTTCCAGGCAGCCGAAGCGCCGGTGTACAACCTGACGTTTGGCTACGCCGGCACGATGGACCTGATCCTGGACATCGACGGCGTGCGCTGCATCGTCGACGCGAAGACCACGGACAAGGACCCGGACGATCCCGAAGTCCGGTCGCTGCCGCCATACCCGGAAGTCGCGCTGCAGCTGTGCGCGTACGCGCGGGCCGAAATCATCGGGACGTCGCCGGCAGCCATGCGCTACTTCAACCGCCGGCGCTACTACATCTACGACCCGGCGCTGACCTACGAACCGATGATCCCGGTGCAGGGTGCCCTGGCACTGGTCGTCGCGCCGACGTTCTACCGGCTTGTCCCATTCGCCATCGACGACGAAGTGTGGGCGATGTGGGGCTACGTGCGCGAACTGGCGCGCTGGGACCTGGAAGTGGCACGACGGGTTCAGGGACCCGACATCACACCACCGATCGAAGGGATGGAAGACTGATGGAAATCACCGGAACAGGAACGGTCGATCAGCCGATCAGCCGCGACGCATTCGGGTGTGCGGTGCGCAAGTGTCCGAACGACGGGACACACATCCGCGTCACGAACGCCGGCTACTTCGTGCGCTACTGCCGGCAGCACGAACAGGATGCGGCGCTGTGGTTCGACCGCGTGGACGACGAGGAAGGGAAGAAGTGATGCCGATCCTGCACCTGCAGAAGCGTGTCGTGGAAGTCGGCCGCATCCGCGCCGGCGACCAGGTCGAATACCAGGACAAGGGCCAGACGAAGCGTCGCGCCCGGAAGCTGGCGAACTGGCGCCTGACATCGAAGGACAAGGCCCGCCTGGACGCTGCGGCCGAACTATGGGGTGGCGAAGTCCGCGAATGGGAAGGCCGCGAAGGTGAGTGGGAGCTATACACCGGCACGAACGTGCTGCCGATCGCGCTGATCCCGGGACAGCTGCCGACCAGCTGGTACGAAATGTGGTCGGCCGGCGGCATCCAGCGCCGCTGCGATGGCGTCACCGAAATGACCACGGATGCGCCGTGTCTGTGCGGCGAGAACGCCGGCGCCGGCGGTCGCGACTACTGCAGCCCGCACACGCGGTTCGCCGTGATGCTGCCCGACGTCGCGGGCCTGGGCGCCTGGCTGCTGCAGTCGACCGGCTGGAACGCCGCGCACGAACTGGCGGGCACGGCCGAAGTGCTGCAGCAGGGGATGCTGGCCGGCGTGATCCTGCCGGCGAACCTGCGCCTGGAACAGCGCACCGAAGTGAAGGGTGGGCAGACGCGGAAGTACGCGGTGCCCGTGATCGACATCGCGGTGTCCATGCGCGAACTGATGGGACCCGGTGGACTGGGCCTACCGGCCGCGGCGACGCCTGCGATCGAAGCAGCGCCGCAGCAGAAGACGCTGGACGCGCCGGCGCGTGTGGGTGTGGCCGAAGGCGTCGCTGCCGTGGAATCGGCAGCGCAGCCATCACCGGTCACGCGTGCGAACGCCGCGGAACCGATCGGGAAGCCGATCGTGCCGCCACCCGTTCAGCCCGTTCCAGTGATCGACGAAGATTCGGGCGCAGCGACCAGTGCGGAACCGCCTGTAGCGGAAGCCGTAGCTGCTGGCACGCCGGCAGACGCTGCGCCCGATGACGCCCAGCCTGCGCCGGCGGATCAGGCGCCGGATGCCGTCGGCGACAGTGCCGCAGCTGCGTCAGATGCTGCGTCCGGTGCTGCCCTACCGCCGGCGCAGGAAGGCGGGCAGTACACCGGCACACGTGCCACGAAGCCACTGACGAAGGCGCAGAAGGACAAGCTGAACGTGCTGTACGGCACCCTGCGGGAAGTCCCGGTCGACAACGATGGAAACCCGATCGGGAAGCCGAAGGTGACGGTGGGTGGCCTGTACGCGTGGGCTGCCCGGGAACGGAACATCGACGTGGAACAGATGATCGACCTGATGAATGCGTCGATCACGCACGCGAACGCGAACCTGGAATCAGCCGAAGACGCACCCGAAACGCTGGCCCGCGACGAGTCCGGCCGGCTGCACTTCGGGCCGCTGCGCGATCGCCTGACACGGGCGGAAGCGTCGAAGATGATCGAAGGCATGGTCGCGATCGAAACGAAGGAAGACGGGTCGTGATCGCCGACTGGCTGATCATCCTGGTCGCGATGGGTGTCCTGTGGGCACTGTGGGGCATCCTGGCCATCGTGTTCGAAATGCTGGGCCGATGGCGCCAGCCCGGGACCGAAGGCCCGGGGAAACCATCGGAAGGGGAAAGGTCATCCGCGCGCTAATGACAGCCGCCATAGGATGCGTTTTCATCATTTCAGGATCGGCGTTCATCGGAACGTCGGGAAGGTCGACCGCGGTCGTGGGTGAGGCGACCGGATCGGGCACTGCCCTAGTGGATAAGGGTGAACCCGAGCGAACCGCGGTCGACAGTTGTCTGCGGCAGAAGCAGACGACTGCGGCGACCCGTCGGTGTCTGGCCACCGGCGGGTCGCTAACTACATGCCCGCCGGGTGGAATTCCAGCCGCCGGCGGCGCGTGCATCGACGCCCACCCGGTCTTCATCACGACCGAACGGTGTCGGTCAGCCAGACGCGCGGTCGCGTTCTACCGCGCGCGCACGTGGGCGAACCAGGACGACTTCGGCCGTCACGCCACGCGCACGCCGATCGTCCGCGGGAAGTCCTGCCACTGGTCGCGGTACGCGGCCGGCGTGTGGCAGGCCCGCGATCGTGCAGCGAAGGCCCGCTGGGAACATCACTTCGCCTGGTGGCTGTGGCTGCCGGCGAACTGGTACCGGGTCGGCAGCTGCGAATCGGGATCGGGAGGCGATCCGAACTGGGATCACGCGAACAGCAGTTTTCTGTCCGCGTTCGGCATTTCGGTCGCCGAATACGACAAGGATGCCGCCTACTTCGGGGCGCCACCGTGGGACGTGCGGCACACGCCGCGCGATCAGTACGACGCCGCACGTGGGCACTACGCCAGGTTCGGCGACGGGTGGGGATGTCCGGGTCCCTGACGTTCTGGCTGGGCGTGCCCGAAGCGCACTGGGTGCGGACGGACACCTACGTGTTCCTGTCCCGCCGGCGACTGCAGCGGCGTAAGTCGCTGCCAGTCGCCAGCGGGCCGTGGGCACTGGACAGCGGCGGGTTCACGGAACTGTCGACGCACGGCGACTGGCAGATCACGATGGGCGAGTACGTGCGCCTGGTGCAGCGGTATCGGAACGAGGTCGGGAACCTGGCATGGGCCGCACCGATGGACTGGATGTGCGAACCGAAGGTGCTGGCGAAGACCGGCCTAACGGTCGAACAGCACCAGTGGCGCACGGTCACGAACTTCATGGCGCTGCGGCAGTACCTGGGCGCGCTGGTCATTCCGGTGCTGCAGGGATGGGAACGCGACGACTACCTGCGCTGCGTCGACCTGTACGCACGATTCGGCGTCGACCTGGCGGACGAACCGCTGGTCGGCCTGGGCACCGTGTGTCGGCGACAGGACACGACGGAAGGCGCGCACATCGTCCGCGCGCTGGACGGGCTGAAGCTGCACGGGTTCGGGATCAAGACCACCGGCCTGCTGCGCTACGGCGACGGCCTGGTGTCGGCCGACTCTATGGCGTGGTCGTACGACGCGCGCCGGGCTGATCCGCTGCCTGGCTGCACCCACGTGAACTGCGCGAACTGCATCCTGTACGCCCGCGACTGGCGGGCACGGACACTGGAAAAGGTCACACGACAGGGGAGGCTGACGGTATGACGAAGGGAATCGGCATCGTGGCCGCGGTCGGGTTCGTACTGACCGTATGGCTAGCGAACTACGCCGTGAAGCACTGGGGGTTCGTGTCCGTCGGGTTCGGGCTGATGGCGCCGGCGGGCGTCTACTTCGTCGGGCTGGCGTTCACGCTGCGGGACGTGGTTCATCGCACGCTGGGCCGCATGCCCGTGATCGGGTGCATCGTGGCCGGCGCGATCCTGTCGCTGCTGGTGAACGCGAACGCCCAGCTGGGCGGGCCGGTGTCGCTTGCAGTCGGCAGCGCGATCGCGTTCCTGGTCAGCGAAGGGTGTGACCTGGCCGTGTACGAACCGGTGCGCACGAAGGGCTGGCTGCCGGCGATACTGGCGTCGAATGCGACGGGCATCATCGTCGACAGCATGCTGTTCCTGTGGCTGGTCTTCGGCACGCTGGACGCATTCCAGGGCCAGGTCGTCGGGAAGGCGTGGATGACGCTGCTGGCCATCCCGGTCGTGTGGTTCCTGCGGCGGATCACACCGAAGGGCGTGACTGTCGCATGATGCGACAGCGCGCGTCGGAAAGGTCCCGAACGGCCGGCTGCGGTCCGGTCGGCGCGAGGTTCCCGGTAAGGCGCGCGCGCCCGCAATTTCCGAACGTCACCGATTGCAGGATCGACCGAACGGGTGTAGAACCGACCTAGACACTTCGCCAGCCAGTTAGGGGGAAAGGGAAGCCATGTCCACTGCCGTCACCAGCACGACGCGAGTCCTGCACTGCACCCGGTGCGGCATCGCGACGCAGCTGCACGAAAGCGGGCCGGTGGTGCCGTTCACCGACCCGGAGCTATTCCGCTGCCTGCCCTACTGCCGCGACAGCGATCAGCTGTCGCTGGGCCTGGGTGGGCCGCAGCGCACCGAACTGCGGACGATGGGAAGCGACCCGACGCAGAACACGGTGCCGTTCTGATGCTGGACAACCTGCCGGCCCACTCGCCCGACTGTCGCCCGCTGGAAGGGTTCTGCGCGTCCGACTGCGAACGCTACGACGCGATCATGGCCGACGCCCAGTGGGGCAGGCCGCAGCCGATCGTGCAGCACTTCACCTGGGAAGCGCCGGACGACAGGTTCTGGTACGGCTGCCTGCTGGCGGTCGGCGCATCCGCGTTCGCGTGGTGCGTCGTGATCGGTCTGCTGCTGTGGTGGCTGCTGTGACCGTCGACGCGTTCTGCAGGACGCTGTCGCGCGTCTACTTCGTCGTCGGCATGGACGCCGACGACATCTATCAGGAAGCGCGCCTGGCCGCGTGGCTGGCGCCGGCGGGCCTGGAACGCATCGCAGCCCGCCGGCAGGTGTACGACCTGATGAAGATCGGCCAGCGCCGGCGGTTCGACACGCTAGGCGAACGCGACGTCGCGTCCCACGTCGACGTCGTGGACATCGTGGACGCCCGTCTGCGTCTGCGCGCGATCATGGCGATGCCGTGGACGCCGCTGCAGCGCAGGGCGTTAGGACGGCGCATACGCGGCGAGGGCAACAGCGAAAAGCAGCTGGACAACGCCTGGTTCGCAGTGCGCCGGAAGCTAGCCGCATGACCGACGTGCCGAACACAAGGCACGGTGGCGGGCACGTCGACCCACCCGTGGAAGCACTGCTGACCGACGACCCTGAACTGTGGCTGGCCTGGGCGCCGCTGACCGACGACCACGGCAGCTGCCGGCACGGTGCATGCGAGTCGGACGACGTCTGTACCTGTCAGGACGAGGACGTGCGCGAATGAAGACCGCGCGCGAAATCCTGGCCGACAACGCCTGGATGTTCCAGCAGCGTCAGGATCACCTGACCGCGCTGGCCCGGCAGGACCCATATCGCCACCCGCCGGCGAAGCGCACCTGGTGGGACTGGGAAGAAATCCGCCGGCGCGAGTCGGAACAGCACGACGACCACGACGAACTGGATCGCATGTTCCGGGCGATGATGCTGGCGCCCACGATCGAAATCTGCGAAGCCCTGCTGCGTGGGGAGAAGGTGCCGCTGGATCGCCTACGGCCCGAATGGGTCAGAAGGTACGGGCTGAAGTGAACGACCACGACTTCGCCTGGTGGTTCGTGGGTGTGCTGTGCGGCGTCGCACTGGTGATCATCGTGGGCTGGGCGACATGACCGCCGACATGCAGCTGACGCTGGACGGTCGCGAAGTACAGCACCCGGCGCCCGGCACCACGCGCCCGCCGCTGGGTGCGGCGCAGCGGGAAGTCATGCGGCACCTGGGCCTGTTCGGGTCGATCACGTCGACGCAGGCCGGCGTCATCGTCCACGAACAGCGCACGGCGCGAAACGGCTACCGCAGCTGTGGGATCGGCGCGAAGACCGATTCGGACTACAACGGCGCCGGCTGCTGCCCGTATGCCGTGTCCGACGGCACGGAAGTGATGAAGCGACTGCGGAAGCGCGGGTACGTCGAAAAGCACTTCGGACTGTGGTTCGCGAAGACATGACGGCGACCGTCGGCCTGGACGACTTCAACCCGATCCCGTCGATGGCGGACGTGTCGGTGCCGCAGGTGTCGATCGTCAGCTACACGGACTTCGCATCCCGGGACGAAGAAACGGCCGACCCGCTGCTGGGCACCGAATCGCAGACGATCCTGCCCGTCGGCGGCATGCTGCTGATGTACGGCGACGGTGGTGCCGGGAAGACGACGCTAACGATCGACGGCGTCGCGCACCTGGGCGCCGGCGTCCCGTGGCTGGGGATCGAAGTCGAACGGCCCGTGCGGTCGCTGCTGATCGAAAACGAAGGCCCGCGCGGAAAGTTCAGGGCGAAGCTGGCCGAAAAGCTGGCATCGTGGAACGGGCACCCACCGTATGCGGCGAACGTGCAGGTGATGGAAGACCCGTGGACGCGATTCAGTCTGCGGGAAGAACAGCACCGGCATGCCCTGGCGGTCGCGGTCAGCCAGCACGAAATCGACCTGGTCGTCATGGGACCGCTGGTCACGCTGGGCATGGTCGGTGGCGGTACGCCGGACGAGGTATCCGACTTCGAACGGCTGATCGTGACGACGCGCCAGCTGGTCGCGCGGCCGTTCGGTCTGTGGGTCGTGCACCACGAAAACAAGGCCGGCGACGTCAGCGGTGCGTGGGAGCGGGTGCCGGATGCGCTGATGCACGTCCAGGCCCAGGGGAACGGCCACACGAAGGTGCACTGGCGGAAGGCGCGCTGGTCGGATCGTGACCACGGCCGGACGATGAACCTGACCTGGGTGGTGGAGTCGCGATCGTTCGCCATCCAGGAACAGCGGGCTGTCGACATCTACGCGGAAATCGAAGCTGTGTTCCGCGACGATGACCGGTGGCGTACGGCCACCGAAGTCGCTGCGGCGATGAAGGAACGATCGGAAGACGGCCGCGGGCGCAACCTGGATCGGGTGCGGGCTGCGCTGCGTGACCTGGCAGGTCTGGACAAGGATGGACGTCCACGGCCTGACGCCGGCCTGACGCTACTGGCGAACGCGCACGGCCCGTTAGGACGTTCTGCTACGGCGAACTGCTACCGGCTGCACGAAGGTGATCCGAACCTGCTGGACCACCTGGGACCACCTGGACCACCTGATGGTCTGCACACCCGTGGGGGAAGTGGTGGTCCGGTAGTCCCGCCTATAAAGGGACTACCGGCCACCGGATCACCTACACCCGGCATCGAAATCGGCGACAGTGTGGCAGACGTCGTCGGACCACTTGTCGATGATTCGGACACATCGGAACCGGCGTTCTGACGAAAGGAAGGGAGCATGGCGACAGCTACAGCGGAAGACCGGCTGCTGGACGATGACACGATGCAGCAGCTGCAGCTACCGATCCCGAAGCTGGACGGGCACGTAGCCGATCGACTGGCACTGGCGTTCGGCGGGTCGGTGGCACTGGATCGGCTGATCAATGACGACCTGGCGATGGTGGAGTCGTTCGCGCTGGGTCAGAAGGTAACGCTGACGATCGAAGCGACCGTCGCTGGGAAGGGGTTCAGCCACACGGAGAAGGCCGCGACGGAAACGAAGGACGAAGAAGAAGTCGTCACCTACCAGGTGAAGCTGAAGGTGCATTCGATCGTCGGGTCGGTAGACGGATGAACGGTGTCCGCATGAACCCGGCGCTGCAGGCGCAGCTGGTCGAACAGTGCCGCTGGTACGACCTGGCACTGCGACGCCACGGGTTCACGACCGAACGGCTGATGCACCTGGCACGGAAGGTCGCTGCGGACGGATGCCGGAAGCGTGGTGCGTCACTGGGCGATCGTTTCGACGACCTGGTCAGCCGGCTGCAACTGGCCGGCCTGCAGGCAGCCCTGAAGTACGACCCGGAACGAGAACACCGCGGCTACGGCATGAACGGTGGCGATCCGTTCACGTCGTACCTGGCCGACATCATGGATCGCCGGATCGACGACCACTTCCGATCGCGCAGCGAAGGCTTCAGCGATCGGCGCTACGGGAACTACGGCGAGGTCACGCCGACCGATCAGATCGAACAGCAGCGGGCCGATGTCGAAGACGCCATAGCGCAGATGGATTCGGCAGCGAACCTGGACTGGTACGCCCAGGCAGCGAAGGCCGAAGGGCTGAAGCTGTCGGACTGGGTCGTCAGGGCGCTGAATGCAAGGGCGTCGCAGACGGTCGACAGGCCCACACGATCCAGGTCGGAAAACCGGAAGACCGAACCCGGGCAGGACTACTGGCCCGGTGCCCAGCAGGTGGTGAACGCCTGATGCCCAGGATCACGATCGACAAACTGGCCGGCTACCGGTTCGACGTACGGGTAGCTGAACGCCAGGTCACGGACAACGGTATGCCGATCTTCAATGGCAGCGGGGAACCGAAGATGGAAACCGTGTGGTGCTTCGTCTACACGCTGATGCAGCAGGACGGTACGACCCACATCGTCGAACCAGCACCACTGACCGACGAGGAACGTAAGACGATCATCCAGGCACTGACTGGTGGAGTGGTGCCGGCATCGTCCATCGAACTACCGCACGGTGTGGACCCGACGAAGCTATGAACAGCAGGCAGCGACAGCGCATGGGCCTGAACCTGCAGCGGTGGCGTGGGCCGAAGGGACTACGACTGCAGGTGCTAAGGCGGGATGGGTGGCTGTGCAGGTTCAACCTGCCTGGCTGCACAAGGAAGGCGACCACGGTGCACATCGCGCCGATCCTGGGTGGCGACCATCGCCTGGCCACGCTGGACACGTCGGCAGCGGCGTGTTCTTCGTGCCACGGCAAGGTCGACGGCCCACGATCGTCGGGAGGCCGGTTTTTTAGGGGCGGGCGTGCGATCCCTGCCAGGTCGCCAAATCCGTCGCCGGCGTCCGAAACCGTTACTGGACCGACAACACCGAACCGGTTCCTGACCGCTGTGGGGAGGCAGCGACGACCATGAAGACCACGACGCGGATCACGAACACGGTGCAGCTGACGCCGGCGGACGAAGTGACGATCACCGTCGACCGTCCGATGGCGATCCAGGTCGTGAACGCGGACACCGAAGAACCGGTCGACGTTCACCTGGCGAAGCAGTGGGGCACCGAACGCGAACTGCGCCAGGAAGTGATCCGCCTACGTGGGCGAGTCAAGCACCTGAACTGGCTGCTGGAACACCCGGACGCGTATGCACCGCGCCGGACGCGCTGGCAGCTGATCCGCGATGCACTGCGAAAGGAAGGGACGCGATGACAGGACAAGCTGGCTGGGACCCGGAGGCCACGCAGGTCGGTGCGGCGGTCGACGAACCGCGCGAGGGCATCGACGTGCCGGCGGACGGATCGGCCCACGAACTGCTGGTGGATTCGTGGCCGGGCGACGGCAGCACGCCGCTGCACATCGACGCGATCGACCAGGCTGCGGCCGACCAGGGCGACCGCATGCGTGACCACGACGTGATCGGTGCGATCCGACTGGCGCGAGTAGCGGCAGCTGACGACACGTCGTTCGTTCGAATCCTGGATCGGCTGCTGACCTACGCGGCCGAAACGCACCCGCGCGCCATCGCACCGACAAGGCTGCTGGTGGACGCGATCACCGACGAAATGGGACGCGTCAGCGTTCCGCCACCACTGTGAAAGGGGAGGACATGAAGCGCCGTCTACTTATCGGACTGATCATCGCCATCGCCTGCGCATCGGCGATCGGCATCAGCGCGCCAGCTGCGAATTCGTACGGCTACGCGTGCGCGATTCAAGACCCGCCACCCGCGCCGTACACGTCGGCGTATAACCGGCTGACCGGCAGCGCGCGGACTATCTGCCAGACGCCGGCGTACAAACTGTCGATCGTCGTGTGCCTGGTGCGGTACCCGTCGCAGTCGACGACGAACGGAACGCCGCGCGGGTGCGTGACGAACACGGCCTACTACTCCACCGGCGTCACTGGCATCGCGAACGTGACCTGCAACTACACGACGTACCTGTACACGTGGCGGGTCGAAGCGTATGCCGTGGCGACGATCAATGGCGGGACGTTCAAGTCGCCCGTGGTGCTGTCTAACCCGACGTTCCGTATCTGCGCATGATCGCGGTCGTCGCGCTGGTCATCGCCATCGCGAATGCGGCGTGGGTCGCCGGCTGGTCGTGGTGGCTGTACCGGCGGCTGAACCCGAAGCCGATGCAGCACGACACGTGGCCACCGGAGGGGTTCCGCGGGTACGCGGAACGTCTGCCATGACGATCGTGTGGTGCCTGGTCACGGTCGCGTTCGGGTTCGGCGCGCTGTTCGTCGGGTGGTGCATCGGCTACGACGCCGGCGTGAAGGACGAAGACGCGAAGTGGATGGTGCTGTGGCCGAAGCTGGCGAAGACGTCGTACGACATGGCAGCTGCCTACGGGCAGAAGTCGATCGACGACGCGGTGCAAGCGATCGTGTCCGGCATGCAGGTGCCACCACGCTGATGCCAGGCGGACGTCCCAGCGAAAAGCTGATCGACCACGTGCTGCGTGGGACGTTCCGACCTGAACGCCACCAGGGGCTGCTGAATGGCGAAGACCTGCCGCAGAAGCCACCACATCCCGGGCCATCGCCTGCGATGACCCGACTATGGGACCGGACCCGGGACGTTCAGTCCGAATTCCGGCTGGCTACGTCGGCTGAAGTCAGACGCGACCTGGTCGTCGACTTCAGCCGGCTAGCCGGCGAGTACATGAAGGTCGCGCGCGCGCCGCGTCGCGACCCGACGAAGGACATCCCTGGCATCGGCGAAATGCTGAAGGTGAACCGACGTGCCATCGCAGACGCGCAGGCCCGCGGCGAAGCGTAAAGCGCCGGCAGCCCGCAGGCGTTATCCGCGGACGCTGGGCCGGTACGTCGGGAAGTTCTTCAGCGGGTTCCGCCACACGAAGGGACCCGCGGCCGGGAAGCCGTTCGTGCTGGAAGGCTGGCAGCAGCACGACATCGACCTGATGTACGAACTGCTGCCGACGGGCCGGCGCGCGTGGCGGTCGGTGCTGTGGGGCGTGTCGCGCGGGAACGGGAAGTCGCCGTCGGTCGGCGGGCTGGGCCTGGTCGAAGCAGCGACGCGCGAAGACGAACCGGAGGTCTACACGGCCGGCGTCGATCGCCGCGGCGCGAAGATCATCCACGGCTTCCAGACGTCGTTCGTCACCGGGTCGCCGATGAACCGCTACTGCCTGGTGCTGAAGAACGTGATCACGTACGCGCCCACGGGTGGCGTCATCGAAACGATGTCGGGCGACGGCTACCGCGCGCACGGGCTGTCGCCGTCCGCGTCGCTGCGCGACGAGAAGCACGGGTGGATCACCGACCGGCAGATGGAATTGCATAACGCGCTGGCGTCCGCGACGCAGAAGCGATTCGACAGCGTCGAAATCGACATCACGACCGCCGGCTGGGACCTGACGACGCTGCTGGGGGAGCAGTACACCGCGAACCTGGAAACGATGGACCTGGACATCCGCGACGACGGCTACCTGATCATCGGCCGCGACACGAAGGCGCAGTCGCTGATGATATGGCGCGGCGCGCCGCAGGGAATCGACGGCGTCGAAGACGCAGACCCGACCGACCCGCGCGTGTGGCGCCGCGCGAACCCGGCGTCCTGGATCAGCGACCACGAACTGATGCTGCTGGCGAACAAGCTGCCCGCGAACGTCTTCCGCCGGCTGATCCTGAACCAGTGGACGGAAGCCGTGTCGCGCTGGCTGCCGATCGGCGCCTGGGAACAGCATTCGGTCCCGGACCGAATCCTGGAACCCGGCACGCCCGTCGTCCTGGTCTTCACCGGGACGTATCAGCGCGACAGCGCGGCGCTGGTCGCCTGCACCACCGAAGAAGACGTGCCGCACATCGCGGTGCTGGGCATATGGGAACGCCCGGCGCGCGCCGACGACGACTGGACTGTCCCAGCTGGTGAAGTGGAACGCGCGTTCAAGCGGGCGATGTCGACGTACACGGTCACTTCCGCGATCGTCGACAAGCCCGGATGGGAAGACGAGTCCGACGACTGGTACGACACCTACGGGTCGGTCGTGTCGTTCCCGCTGGAAAAGAACCGCAGCGCGCGCATGCTGGCAGCGTCGGCGCGGTTCTTCGCTGTGGTGATCAGCGACGCGATCACCCACGACGGCACGCCCGGGCTGAAGCGACAGCTAGCCCAGGTCGTCGCGAAGGAAACGCCGGCTGGCGCGAAGATCGAACGGCCGCGCGGCGCCGACGGGAAACCGGTCGTGGGGAAGTTCATCGACGCAGCTGTGTGCGCGATCCTGGCCGTCGACGAAGCCGTGAACGGCGCCGGCGAATCGGTCTACGAAACGCGCGGCGTGAAGACAACCGAAGGCGACCCGGACGACGACCAGGCGGACGACGAAGTGTGGATCGAAGTCGACGGCGATCGGATCAGGATCAAGTGAACATCGTCGTGGTGTGGGCGAACGAGTGGCCGCGCGACCTGGCGCACCACCTGCACGACCTGGGCCTGTACGAACACATCCGCTGGCTGGACACGACGGGACCGGAGGGCTACTGGGACGTCCTGCGCCGGCTGTGGGAAGACCAGCGCACGTTCGTCGTCCTGGAAGCCGACAAGTTCCCGGATGCCGGCGCGCTGCAGGAACTGTGGCAGTGCCCGCACGAATGGTGCAGCTACCCGGTGCCGACGCGCGAGGGCAGCCCGCGGGCGCCGTATCCGTCGCTGGCGTGCACGAAGTTCGACCGGACGCTGATGGTCAGCGATCCCGACCTGATGCAGAAGGTCGGCGAACTAGACCTGGGCCTGGGCGTGCGCGAGTGGTCGCGGCTGGACATGGCCGTGGCCGGGTTCTGCGACAACATCGCCGAATGCCACTGGCACGCCGGCGGACGGGTAGAACATCGCCACGTCGGGAACTAGACTGCACCGGCCAACACCACACGATCCGAAAGGGGATCAGATGTCAGACGAGGGAACCCAGTCCGCACCGGACGAGGTCACGCAGGACGCACCGGCGGACACGGAAATCCCGTCCGCGCAGCCGCCTGAGCAGGTCGAAGTCGACGTAGATGTCGTGCCGGGCGCGCCCAGCGCCGAACCCAGCGACGAGTCAGCGAAGGAAGACGACGGCGCGTAGCCGATAAGCTGACAGTCCCTTCCTCCCCTAAAGGAAGACACCGACGAAACCCGCCACCCAGGGCGGGTTTCGTCTTTCATCCGATAAGCATCGGCGATGGCAGGGACGATCGCATCCGTCGTGTTCGTGGCCGGACTGGTCGCGATTACCATCGGCGCATGGTGGATCAGCCCGCCGGCCGGCCTAATCGTCGGTGGCATCCTGGCAGTGATCGCATCCTGGCTGGCGCGCAAGGGCGATGGACCTACTAGGCCGGCTGCTTAGAGGCGCGGAAGCGCGGTCCGGCAGCAGCGGACTAGCGAACCCTGCCGACTGGCTGCTGAACGCATTCGCCGGCGCGTCGACGTCGGCCGGCCAGCGCGTCACGATTCGCGGCAGCCTGGGCCTGATCGCCGTCTACGCGGTCGTGTCCGACATTTCGAACACCGTCGGCATGCTGCCCTGCAAGGTCTACCGCGACGTCGCCGGCGTGAAGACGGAAGCCCGGGATCACCGGGCCTGGCGCATGCTGCACGACAAGCCGAACCCGCTGATGAACGCGCAGCGGTTCTGGTCGACGATGACCGGGCACAAGCTGCTGTGGGGGAACGGCTTCGCCGAACTGCAGCGCAGCGACGGGCTGACGGTCGACACGATGTGGCCGCTGGACCCAGCGCGCGTGACCGTGGAGTGGGCAGAACGGGCGAAGGTGAAGCGGTTCCGGTACACCGAACAGTCGGGCGCCGAACGCATCCTGGCCGAAGAAGACGTGTTACACGTCATGGACTACAGCCTGGACGGGATCGTGGGCATGTCCCGGATCGCGCTGTGCCGCGAAGGGATCGGGAAGGCGCTGGCACGCGACGCGTTCGAAGGCGCATTCCATAAGCGCGGCGGGACGATCCGCGGCGTCGTGGAGTATCCCGGCCGGCTGAAGAACCACCGGCCGCTGCGCGAGTCCTGGAACGAGGTCTACGGCGGGTCGGAGAACGCGAACCAGGTCGCGATCCTGGAAGAAGGCGCCACGTTCAAGTCGGTGCAGATGCCGCTGCGCGACATGGAATTCGTGGAGTCGGCGAAGCTGTCGCATTCCGAAATCGCGACGCTGTTCAATGCGCCACCGTCGCGCTACGGCGGGTCGACAGGCGATTCGCTGACCTACGAAACGGTCGAAGGCAACGCCATCCAGTGGGCCACGCAGACGATCGCGCCGAACGTGACCGCGATCCAGGAAGCCCTGGAACACACGCCGGCGATCTTCCCGATGAACGCCTGGTGGCCCGAATTCGAAATGAAGGGACTGCTGCGCGGCGATTCGAAGGCCCGCGCCGACTTTTACAAGGCGCTGGACGAGGTCGGCGCCATTCACTGGACGGAAGTGCGCGACCAGGAAGGGCTGGGACCGTGGCCCGACCCGCCGCACCCGTCGGACGTCGAACCCGTCGTGCCGGCGCCGGCTGATCCAGCCGCACCGATAGGCGACAACGTGACGAGTGGAAACGGAGCAGGTGACGCGAGTGCCCTGGGAAGCCGTAGCTGACCATCCCGACCACGACGGCCCGGCGGTCGTCGACACGGACACGGGTCAGATCGTGTCGACGCACGGCACGATGGACCAGGCGCACGCGCACGTAGCCGCGCTGTTCAGCGCGACCGGTGGCGAGTACCGCGACCTGAACTACTTCGACAGCCTGGGCGACGTCCCGAACTTCCGGTCGATCCCGATGGCCGACATCGAAATGCCGCAGGTCGGGAACGAATTCAAGTTCGACGGCATCGCCGCGCCGGTCGACACGATCGCGGACTACGACATCTTCACGGAGGAATACCGACGCGGGTCGTTCAGGAAGTACCTGGCCGGCGTCGGGAAGGACCACAACATCCCGTTTTGCCACGAACACGATCCGCAGAACCGGCTAATGGGCACGACGAAGTCCGGCCGGGTTCAACTGGAAGAAGACACGAAGGGGCTGCGAACACGCGCCCGGGTCGTGAAGACGGAACTATCGGAGCGGGTGAAGGCGCTGGTGGATTCTGGTGACGTCGGCGGCATGTCGATCGGCATGGTCGTCGGGCGGAATCATCAGATCGAACTGCGGGCCGGCCGGCCACACCGTTCCATCCTGGGTTTCAAGAGACTGCTGGACGTCTGCACGACGTTCGAACCGTCGTACCCGACCACCGAAGCGCAGTTCCGGTCGGCGACGATCCAGCTGGCAACGACATCGCCGGACGTACTGCAGCAGGTCCTGCTGGGCGCCTACCCGCAGCAGCAGGATGGGGCAGACGATTCGGAACCGGTAGGGGGTGACGTCGTGGACGACAGCGCGGCTAGCGGCGCTGGGGCAGATGACGGCGCGACTGGGGTGGTCGAACATCGTTCGATCGCAGCGAGGAAGCGCGCACTGCAGCTGTTCATCCATGAAACGGGAGGCGATGAAGTTGTCCATTAGGACTGACGACATCGTGACCCTGAAAGAGCAGCGGGCGCATGTCCTGAAGGACATGCAGGAGAAGTTCGCTGCGGCCGAAGCAGAAGGCCGCGAAATGTCCGCCGAGGAATCGCAGGAATACGACCGGATGGAAGGCGAATTCCGGTCCCTGACGAAGCGGTGGCAGATGGCGGAAACGCTGTGGAAGGCCGATCAGGAAGTCACGAAGGACCTGAACAGTCCGCTGGCGCTGCGCATCGACGACGACGAAGACGTACCGCGCACGCTGACGGAGTACCGAACCCGAACCCGTGGGCCACTTCCGCAGGACGCACCGGAGTACCGGGCCGCGTACTGGAAGTACCTGACGGCGCTGAACCTGTCCGAACTGGACATCGAGGAACAGCGCGTTTTGTCGAAGGCCACGGCAGCGGCCGGCGCGAACCTGGTGCCGACCGACTTCTACAACCAGATCATCAACATCCTGCGGTTCATGGGACCGATCAACGAACTGGCGAACACGATCGTGACCGACAGCGGCGAAACCATCCAGGTTCCGTCGGTGACGTCGCACGGTGTCGCCACGTGGACGGCTGAAAACGCTGCCTACACCGCGTCCGACGAGGTCTTCGGACAGGTGTCGCTGAACGCGTTCAAGGCCGGCCGCACGGTGATCGTGTCCGAAGAACTGCTGGTGGACGCAGCGTTCGCGCTGGATTCGTATCTGGCCCAGGAACTGGGCGAGTCGATCGGCGTCCTAGAGGAAACGGCCTACACCGTCGGCGACGGTTCGGGCAAGCCGCTGGGAATCGCTGCAGCCACTTCAGGCGTCACCGTGTCCCAGGCAGCTGTCGGGAACGTGTCGACGTTCAACTACGCGGCGCTGGTGAACTTCATCTTTGCGCTGCCCTACCAGTACCGCCGGAACGCCGCGTGGATCTTCAGCGACGGCGCAGTCAAGTCCCTGTTCCTGATGGTCGATTCGCAGGGCAGGCCGCTGTGGACGGTGAACACCGCAGCGGGAGAGCCGGACAACTTCCTGGGCTACCCGATCTATTCGTCGCCGGACCTGGCCGCACCTGCCGCGTCCGCGAAGTCGGGCATCTTCGGAGACATCCGGCGCGGCTACATGATCCGGCGCGTGAACGGGTTCAGCCTGCAGCGGCAGGTGGAGCTGTACAGCAACAACGGCCAGGTGGGGTTCCGCGGTTTCGAGCGCGTCGACGGTCGTGTGGTTCTGGCCGACGCCATGCGGGTCCTGCAGAATTCGGCGACGTAGGAAGGGGGTGACGAGACATGGCGAAGAACAAGTCGGACTGGTGGGATGAGGCCGTCGACGCCGGGCACGTTTCGGCTGACGCTGATCCCGACGACTACACCGTCGACCAGCTGAAGGACATGCTGGGCGAGGGTGGCGGTTCGGGCGATGGCGACGCACCCACGGTCGCCGACACGATCGCGAACGCGCCTGGGATCGACCCGGGCAACATCGTGTCCAGCCCGGTCGTGCAGTCGACGACGGAGGAAACGCCGGCGGAAGCCGACGAATCGTCGCTGCCGAACGCGATGGACGCGAAGGTGAACGACCCGCCGGTGCGTTCGGGAAGGCCGGACATCCCGATCGCGCAGACGCTGGCGGCTGGGGCGGGCGAGCATACGCCACCCGACCCGGACGAATTCGACAGCGAAGGTCGTCCACGCGATCCGAACGCGTAGGTGCGTGCAAGCGCGGAACGAAGGGACGCCACGGCGTCCCTTCGTCTTTCCACGTGAAACCAGCCGATAGGGGTCAGCGATGAAGAACGAAGGGGCAGTCGCACCAGCCGGCACGCTAGGACTGAAGGTCATCCGCGGCGACGGCAGCGTGGAGTTTCCGCCGGTGCACCCACCGTTTCCGTGGCCGACTGCTGATCGCATCAGCACGATCGTCACCCACGCATCGCCGGCGAAGCACCTGCCCGACGAAGTGAACGCCTGGCGGAAGCGGAACCGCATGAACTTCGCGCGTCGGTTCAAGCGCGTCACGATGGCCCGCGCGCTGGGCATCCCGACGTTCTACGGCGCGCTGTACCTGGAAGTCATCCGAAAGTCGAACGGCCAGCGCATCCCGTACGGGCTGGCATCCGTCGCGGTCGTGACGACCGTCGGCGTGAACTTCATCGTGGACGCGTTCCAGAACCTGACGGAACTGGAAAACATGAAGTTTCACGGGTTCGGCACGGGTGGCACCGCGGAAGCCGTCGGCAACACCGCGCTGGTCACGGAACTGACGACCCAGTACGTCACGGACAACACCCGGCCCACTGGATCGCAGACGGAGAACGGCGCGAACGTCTACCGCACCGTCGCGACCCTAGACCCGGACGCGGACGTGGCGATCACCGAACACGGCATCTTCGATCAGGCCGCGACCGGTGGCGGCGTGCTGCTGGACAGGTCCCTGTTCAGCGTCATAAACCTTGTCGGCGCCACCGGCGACACGCTGCAGGCCACGTACGACTTCACCGTAACGTCCGGCGGGTAAGGCCCGGCATGAAGGCCGGCTATTCGGTGATGACAGGCGCGGAAGTCGCGCTGACAGCTGCCACCACGAAGTCGATCCTGGGCGTGAAGGCCCACGCGAACAGCGGCCTAGACCTGCTGATGTTCGCCATCCACGCGCTGGCGTCGGGCACATCGGCGCCCGGGTTCGAACCCGTCCTGGTCGAACTGTGTTACTCCACGTGGGCGACCCAGTCGCCGGGCACCGCGTCGACGACCGTCACGCCGGTGCAGGAATACGGGCGCGTCCTAACAGCTGGTTTCACGGCTGCGCGAACGTGGACGACGGAACCCACGACGCTGACGGTCATCGACGAATTCATGGTCCACCCGCAGACGGGCTGGCAGGTGTGGCGACCGTTCGGCGTGACGCCGGACTGCGCGCTGGCTGAAGGATTCGTGCTGCGCTGCAACAGCGACAACGCGCTGTCGGTTCGCGCGATGATGAAGGTGGAAAGGGCATAGATGGCGAAGCGCATCCACTACATCGTTCGGAACATGGCCGACCCGGAAGCCGAACAGCAGAAGCTGTATCGCGCGAAGTACGCGTCGCTGGAAGAAGCCGAAGCCCAGTTCGACCACGACCTGGAAATGGGCGTACCGGTCGTTCGCATCGAAGACGCGAAGGGCGAGTCAGTCAGGGAAGCGTAGGGCCGGCGGCTGTGTCCACGCAGCTGTTCGTTCGCGCAAACGGTTTTCCCGAAACGAACATGCACGCTAAGGGTCTGGAAAACGACCCTGGGTGGACCGACCCGAACTACAACATTTACAGCCAGGGTGGGATGTGGCTAAGTACGGCCCGCGGGCCTGCCGCCGACACGTTCCAGTGGGCCGGCCTGACGCCGACGGGTCCGTCGACCTACTGGGGCGCGCTGGATTCGGCGATGACGTATCCGATCCAGTCGGACTTCACGCTGTCGGGAACGGTCACGTTCAACATCCGCGCGTCGATCAGCGCCGACGGCAACTTCGGCCTGCGTGCCTACGTCTACCGCTACCGCGCGTCCGACGGGACGCTGACGGCGATCGTGAACGGGTCGAACAAGGGCACGGAACTGACGACGTCGCAGGTCGCGAATAACTGGACGGCGTCGCCCACCAGCACGACGATTCAGAAGGGCGACTGTCTGGTCCTGATGCTGGCCGGCGTCGATACGGCAGGGACGATGGTGTCCGGGCTGACGCCGCTGATCTACCTGGACGGGCCGACGGCCGGCGCGTCCGGCGATTCGTGGGTCCAGTTCACGGAGAACTTCGCGGTGGCAGCGCCGACGCTGGGCGGCACGAAGCTGTACCTGTCGGACGTCGCATCGGACATCACGCCACCGGCTGGCTACACGTCGAAGAAGCTGCTGCTGGGCACGCGTGACGACGGACAGGTCACAGCCACCCTGGAAGGGACGTCGCTGGCGAGTGGCACCGACTGGACGATCACGGCCGGCGGGAACAAGATCGAATGGCTGACCGATCCGATCGGGCCGGTCACGCTGGAAGATGGTCTGCGCGCGCAGTTCAGCGGTTCGGTGGCAGGGTTCGGCGGCACCATCGTCTGTTCGCAGGCGATCCTGGAACGCGTCGATGCGGATGGCGTGTCGAACCCGGTCACGCTGGCGAAGTTCGTGCCGACCCGTGGCACCGGATCGTCACGACAGATGGAATGGCAGGACCAGAACAGCGACATAGCCTATGACGCCACGGTCGGCATCTATCCGCTGGCATTCGTGAATCACCGGCTGCGGCTGCGGGTGAAGGCGGTCGCGGGCTACGCGTACCCGTCTGCGCATCCGATGCCTGGCGGGAACGGGAACGACCCGAACTTCAAGTACGGCGCGACCGGCACCGGCGTCGGCGACGCGTGGGTCGAACTGGCGCAGTCCGTGTCGGCGTACACCGCGCCCGGGCCGGTCACGAACGCCTACACCATCCAGCCGGCGCGGGTGTACTGATGGCCGCGCCCGTCGATGCCGCGCGCACGACGACCAGCGTGTCGACCGCTGCGACGTCGACGAACATAAACACGGGCACGCCGGCGAACGGCGACCTGGCGCTGGTGCTGGGACGATTCGCCGGCGACGCCAGCACGGTCACGTTCACTGGCTACAACGTCATCGACACCGGGTCGGTCATTCCCGATTCGTTCGACGCGTCAGACGACTGGACGTGGGCCTGGTGGCGAGTCTGCGACGGAACCGAAGGTGCCACGGACGCGATGTCCTGGGTGAATTCGGTGAAGGGCTGTTTTACCTACTACCGGATCACGGGCCACGACGCGCCGGGGCGTCCGCCGGTGTCGCAGTCGCAGACCATTTCGGTCGGCACGGGCGCGAACCTGGCGCCGAACGCATGCACGCCGTCATACGGCAGCGCCGACTACCTATGGATCACGTGGGCAGGGCTGGATGGTGAAACGCAGGCGTTCGGGACGCCGCTGAACTACACGAACCTGACGACCACGAACAGCGGCACGGGTGGCGCGGTCGCGACGAACTGCCGGATGGCGTCGGCTTCGCGGCAGCTGACCGCTGCTTCCGAAGCGTCGGCGACGCTGCAGAACGCCGCACCGCAGTCGGGAGTGACGGCGATAATGATCGCCGTTCCAGCACCGTCGGTCGTCGACCGTGGCCGTGCGGAACCGGTGAGGGTTTACAACCCGGCGCAGATGCAGGCGATCCTGCGGAATCGCGGTCGCTGATGCGGTTCGCTCGCACCCGTCCATTCATCTACGTCGGCGGGCCTACATCCGGCCCGACCGTCGGCGGGAACACGATCAGTGTGGGTGGCGGGATCACGCCGACCGGGACGCTGGTGAAGGGCGTCACGAAGAACCTGGCCGGCAGCACTACGCCCACCGGCGTCGTGATCAAGTTCGTCGTGCATTCCGCGTTCACGGGCGCGATCACACCAGCTGGTGCGCTGGTGAAGCAGGCAGGGAAGCGCGTCGGCGGTGGGTTCACGCCGTCGGGCGCGCTGACCCGGGCTATCGCGAAGCTGACCGGTGGCGGGTTCACGCCGGCCGGCGGACTAACGAAGGCGGTCGGCAAGCGACTGGGTGGCGGGATCACGCCGTCGGGCACGCTGCTGCTAGGGCGCCTGTACTTCCTGGCGGTCGCGGGTGCCATCACGCCGACCGGCACCCTGATCCGGCAGACGGTGAAGCGCGTCGGTGGGACCATCACGCCGGCGGGCACGGAGAGTCACGCTGTCGGGAAAGTCACCGGGGGAGGGTTCACGCCAGCCGGCGGGCTGTCGAAGCAGGTCGGCAAGCGACTGGGTGGCGGGATCACGCCCAGCGGCGCGCTGGCGCTGCTGAAGCTGTTCACCGTCCTGCTGGGTGGGTCGATCGCGCCCACTGGGTCGCTGACGAAGCAGACCGGGAAGCGCGTCGGTGGCGGGTTCACGCCGTCGGGATCACTCGCGAAGCTGATCGGGAAGATGCTGGCCGGCAGCATCACGCCGGCGGGCACGGAGATTCACGCCGTCGGGAAGCGTGTCAGCGGTGGCGTCACGCCCACCGGCGGGATCGTGAAGGCCGTGGCGAAGTTCCTGGGCGGGACGATCACGCCCAGCGGCGTCCTGAACCTGATCAAGTCCGGCGGCACCACGCTGCTGAACCTGGCCGGCGGGATCACGCCTACGGGTGCGCTGCGCAACGCCGTCACGAAGAACCTGGCTGGTGGCACTACGCCGACCGGTGCCCTGGTGAAGCAGGTCGGGAAGCGACTGGCGGGCAGCATCACGCCCACGGGAACGATGACCCGCGTCAGGCAGTTCGGCCTGCTGCTGGCCGGCGGAATCACGCCGACCGGGTCGCTGCGGAAGGCTGTGGCGAAGAACCTGTCCGGCGGAATCGCGCCAGCGGGTTCGCTGCGGAAGGCGGTCGGCAAGTTCCTGGGCGGGCTGATCGCGCCGATCGGCGACCTGATCAGGGCATTCATCGGCCCGAACGTCAGGGCGTCGGTGGACATCGTGCAGATGAACCAGGCCGGTGTCGATATGACCGTGGGCGTGCAGGCCAGCGTCGACGTCGTGCGCACCACCGCAGCCGGCGCGGACCTCGAGGTCCAGGCCCAGGCTGGCGTCGACATGGAACAGTTCACGCTGGGGTCGATGGACGCAGACGTACATGCACCGGAGTAACCGATAGGGCCATCGTGGAAGTGATCGACGTCATCGTGGAAGGCAACCGACGCATCATCCGCGCGACGTTCCGCGTACCACCGAAGACGGGCGCGAAGACCGATCCCACCACGATCACGTTCACGGCACGCCGGCGGAAGGAAAAGGGCGACGCAGCTGCGGCGTACGCGCCGAAGTCGTACACGTACCTGACCGACAGCGAAGTGCAGCGCACGGCCGGCGAAGCCGCCGGCGTGTTCGAACTGTCGTTCGTGCCGGCGCAGGGCACCTGGTCGGTGTACGTGAAGGGAACCGGCGCAGCGGAAGCCGCCGGCGAAGTGACGTTCGTCGTCGAACGGGCAGAAGCCCTGGCCACCTGATGCCGACGCAGACCCACGACGTTTCCGACCGCGCGCTGGTCGACCTGCCCGAAGCCCGCCGCTACGTCTTCGGCGACGAGAACTACGCCGACCAGGACGATCGCCTGGTGGACAACGTCGACGGTGTGTCCGCGGCGATCACGACGTACTGCGAACGCGAATTCACGGACACGACCGTGCCTGATCGCAGCGGTGCGGATGGAGTCGGGAACGGCACCACCACGTTCACGTCCGCCACGGCCGCGTTCGTCGCCGGCGACGCCGGCACGAAGATCAGGATCAATGGCGTCATCTACACGATCGCGTCGGTCACGAACGGGACGACGGTCGTGCTGGGGAGCGCGCTGGCCAGCGGTACGGCGCTGTCGTGGGACTTCGGTGAAGTGCGAACAGCCAACGTCACGAAGTCCGGGTACGTCGACCTGCGGCCGTGGGACCTGCGCATGCAGCAGTCGTTCACCCTGTACGCCGACCGATCCGACCTGGCGGACGAAGTGCAGACGGTGTACGAACTGGAAAACGAAGGCCCGAAGACCGACACCTGGTACGCGCTGCGGATCGCGAAGCCAGTGCAGTCGCCGCTGGTCGAAGGGTTCAGCACGCTGCTGACGATTCGCGGCTGGTGGGGCATGGCAGCTGTCCCGTACGACGTGCGCATGGCCTGTAAGCAGTGGGTGAAGAACATCACGGAGAACCCAGGCGTGTACGGGTCGCATGCGATGTCCGGCTACACCGTGATCCCGGAAACGGACACGATCACGATCGCACCAGCTGGGATGCCGGCAGCCGTGCGATACCGCCTGGAAGACTTCCGGCGCGGGTACGAATTCCGCTGATGATCCGTTCGCGCGTCGACGTGAACCTGAACTTTGACGCGATCACGGACAAGGTGATCGCGCAGGCGAAGGAAGCCGTATCCGCCGGCGCGATGGTCGGCGCCCAGGTCGCCGGCCAGGTCGCGTCGCAGCGCAGCGTCAGCGGGAAGATGGCCAGCATGGAAGTCCTGCCCGTGCGCCCGACGCCTGACGGCTACGAAGCGTCGTTCCGGTCGCCGGCGTACTACCGGCTGTTCCAGGACCTGGGCACCCTGCGCGGCCGGACGCGGAAGCTGTCGAAGGCGACGCTGGCCAGACGGTCGACGCCGTCGGGCGCGGCCCGACTCGCGAAGACGGGCGACAGCCCGGGCATCGAACCGCTGTATTTCTTCCGGGCGGGCCGGCGTGCCGGCACGCGCGCGATGATGGAAGTGATTCGCCGTGGCATTGACTGATCCCAGCCACCGGACGATCTTCCGCACCGCGCTGATGAAGTACCTGTCGGACTACTTCAGCGCGCAGACCGAAGCGCCGTTCCCGTTCGAAGGTGGGGTGCTGGAAGGCCCGCAGGACAGACACGTGGGCTGCGTGTGGTTCGACACCGTTCGCCCGCACCGATCCGACGCGAACAACGAGGAAGCGTTTTTCGGCATCCGCATCTTCGTGCACTTCCAGGCTGACCAGGGCGCTACGGCTGACGTGCCGCGCGAAAAGCAGGAAGCGCGCATGGAATGGTCGTTCGAAAGGCTGGAAGACGCGCTGAAGGCCGTGCGGAACCGCGCCGAACTGCAGGCAGCCGTGGGCACCGACTTCGACCTGTCCGCATGGCAGGACTACTTCCTGATCCCGGAAATCACCATGAACCACCCGGGCCAGTACGTTCAGGCGACCGTGGTGGCCCAGGCGCGAAGCCGTGTGGGACGCGGCGGGTAGCCGATAGGGTCGGCGTGGCAGACGAAAAGGCACTGGCCGACCACACCGTCGCGCAGCTAGATGACCTGGCTGTAGCGAACGAGGTCGACGACTACCCGTCCAGCGGCACGAAGCCCGAAAAGATCGCGGCACTGGAAGCTGCCGGCATCGGGCCGCAGCCTAAGCAGGTGTTCCGCCTACGTCTGCGCCACGAATTCTTCGACGAGAAGCACCCGGCGAGTAAAGCGCCGGATTCGCCTGCGGAGCAGGAAGCCGTCGCATCGTTCATGGCCGACACGAAGTCGGTCACGCTGACTGGCGACGAAGTCTTCAGCACGCACGACCGCCACCTGTTCATCGGGCTGCGTGACCTGCCGTTCCTGGAAGTCGTGGAGGACTAGGCGATGATCGAAGGCAATAGCCGCCTGATCTACATGGGGAAGCAGTCGGCGAAGGGAACGCCGCAGACGACACCCACGGAGGTCTTCCCGCTGTCCGCCGATGGTGCGATGGACCCGAATCGCACGATCATTCAGCTGCCCGAAACGGATTCGAACAGCCAGCGATCCGACAGCGTCGTGGTGGGCCTGTCGCCCGCCGGCGGCTGGACAGGCTGGCTGCGCGCGAAGCAGTTCAAGATGATCGCCGAAGCGATCATGGGCGCGACGGCAGGGACGCCGACCGCGACCGCAACGCCCACGAAGACGCTGCCGTACTACACGATCTTCGACGTCATCCCGGGCGTGCAGTGCACCCAGTACAACGACTGCAGGCTGTCGCAGCTGGTCGTCCAGTCGCAGGCCGACCAGGGCACGTCGTACCAGGTGCAGGCCGTCGCGCTGTCCGCAGTGCTGAACGCCACCGAACCGGTCACGCCGGCGCTGCCGACCGACACGAAGTACAGCCATTCGTACCTGACGACCACGGTCGGCGGGTCGGCGCCTGGCACGCACGATTCGGTGCAGATCACGATCAGTCGAAACGTGACCGTGCTGAAGGGCGACCAGGGACTGGCGAACTTCGACAGCGCACCGGGCCTGTTCGAAGTCACCGGCGAATTCCGGCGCATCTACACGAACGACGACGACTACAACAAGGTCGAAGGCGGGTCAGCCGGCGCGACGACGCCCACCCGCACCGTCTTCAGCGAAACGCTGTCCATCCTGTACTTCGAAGACGCGACCCATTCGGTCGAATTCGTGTCGTCGGCGATCGAATACACCGACATCACGGTGCCGATCAATATCGACGGTGCGCCCGTCCTGAACACGCTGCAGTTCAATACGAAGCGTCAGGCGACATGGGCGAACAACCTGTCGATCATCACGAAGTCGCCGTAGGGGATCACCTACGTGCGGCGATCGACGACCTGCACATCGCCCGCGGTGCTATCGCATCCCTGCGAAACCGGATCAAGGTCGAACTGGCGATCGTCGACGATGCGGAGGAACGGCTAGCCGTCCACTTTCGCGCGCTAACTGCCCTGCTGGACAGTCCCAGGCCCGAAGGAGGCCCACGACATGAACAGGGAACAACGCCGAAGCATGAAGGTCACGTCACGAACGGCGCTGCTGAAGGCGAACGACAGCGGTCCGCACATGGCGGTTCTGCCGTCCGGGTCGGTAGTCAAGTTCCGCATTCCTGACGCCGGTCAGCTGCTGAAGTCGGGCGCGATCCCGTCGACGCTGCGCGAAGCCGCGATCATCTTCACGTCGCACCCGGACGGGCCGGACGAACTGATGCGCGAACTGGTCGTCCAGGCCGCGCTGCGCGGGCCGGGCCAGGACACGATGGCGAACGTGATCAGCGCCGGCATGCAGCTGGGGAACATCCTGGTGGCCGCGATGTTCGTCGAACCGGAAGTCACGGTCGAAGACATCGAAGAAGGCCGGGTGCACCCGCTGGACGTGCGGATGCTGCGCGAATTCGCCGAACGGATGCGGAACACCGACGCCGAAGGCAACGTGCTGCCGATCACGACGATGGACGAGTGGGCCACCTTTCGTCGTCAGTCTGCCCGCGGTGGAAAGCCTGACGATGGCAACGGTGATGGGCCAGCCGTGGGCGACGCTGTTCCCGACGCTGACGCGGGTGAAGTGTGACTGCCCGCTGTGTGACGGTGCGGAGTACGTCGACGAGGTCGGCCTAATGCTGGTCGAAGACGCCATCCGCGCGTACGTCGGCGAGCTACGCGCGAAGGCCGCGCAGTTCGACAGTGCGCTGGCTGACGCCCAGCGAATCATGGACGACGAACTAGCGAAAGGACGCTGATGCGGTACGTGTGGACAGACGCCGGCGATGACCCGTCCTGGGGCATCGGCGACGAACACGACATCGACGGGTACTACGCGCCGCTGTTCGACGACCTGACGCCGTCCGTGCTGGACGAAGCGATCCGGCGCGGGCATGCGCACGGCGTGTACTTCGGGCACAACTGGATGCCGGGCCTGCCGGCGGAAGCCCTGGTGCGCCAGGTCGCGCCCGTGTTCGGCCGGCTGGTGCAGTCGCGCCCGAAGCTGCGGATGATGTGGAACCTGGAAGAACACGACCCGGACTTCGTCGCCGGCGTCCTGGAAGGCTGGCGCGTGCCGTTCCCGAAGACGAACACGTCATGGTCGCCGGAAGGCATGCAGGGCGGCTGGATGGGTCCCGTGGTCATTCCGCCGGCAGTGCCGGCGCCGGGCAGTTTCGTCGACCGCATCCTGAAGTGCCGGGTGCGCATCGTCCCGCAGGGGTTTTGGGGTGCCGGTGGCGGCATCGCCGGCGACTACGCGCACGACATGGTGCTGCGTGACCTGACGCGCCGCGGGTTCCCGGAATCCATCGTGTCGATCTTCCACGACGGGAAGACGCTGTCGCAGAAGCGGAACGCCGAAGGGTTCGTGTTCACGATGGGAAGGCTGCCGGCGTAGATGGCACTAGGGTCGACGCAGAACCTGGCGGGCCTGGCCCGCGTCGCCTACGAAGCAGTCGGCCTGTCCGACTTCGTGTCGGACAACCAGCGCGCGGAATCGTCCTACCGTGACGCGACGCGCGGCATGTCCGACGAAGCGATCCGGCTGGAACTGTCCCAGGACAAGCTGCGCCGCGAACTAGCGAAGGGACCCGCGAACTACCGCGCCATCGCCCGCGCGGAACTGGAAGTCCGTCGCAGCGAACAGCAGCTGCGCGGCGAGAACGCCCGCCTGGAACGGCAGTTCAATGAAACGGGCCGTGCCGCCGATCGCATGGGCCGCGGCATGCTGGCTGGGTCGGGTGCCCTGCGTGGCATGGGCCGCAACCTGGCGTTCGCGTCCGCCGGCTTCCTGGGTGGCGCCGGCCTGGTGTACGGCATCCGCAGTGCGATCGACGCCGCGTCGAACCTGGAAGAACAGCAGAACAAGACCCGCGTGCTGTTCCGCGATTCGGGCGAAGAAGTCATCACCTGGTCGAAGGACACGGCGACCAGCATGGGCATCGCGTCCGACCAGGCGCTGGCGTACGCCGGCACGATCGGCGCGATCCTGAACACGACCGGCGTGGCCCGACGCGAGTCGGCAGCTATGTCCCGCGACGTCGTCCAGCTGGCCGCGGACATGGCGTCGTTCAACAACGAAGACCCGTCCGACATGCTGGATCGCATTCGGTCGGGCCTAGTCGGGGAAGCCGAACCACTGCGGCGGTTCGGCGTCCTGCTGGACGAAGCGTCGGTGAAGAATGAGGCGTACCGGATCGGCCTGGCGAAGCAGGGCGAGGAACTGACCCAGGGCATGAAGGTGCAGGCGCGCTACAGCCTGATCCTGAAGGCGACGGCTGACCAGCAGGGCGACTACGCGCGCACGGCCGACGGCCTGGCGAACAGCCAGCGGACGCTGTCGGCGCTGTGGCGTGAAGCGAACATCCTGGTGGGGCAGGCGCTGGTGCCGGCCTACACCGACGCAGTGCAGGCCGCGCGCGACTGGCTGGCGTCGGACGAGAACCGCGCCGAACTGCAGCGCACCGTGAACCGGCTGGCGAAGGACGGCACGCAGATCGTCGAAGGCTTCGCCGACGCGATGAAGGTGGTCGTGGAAGTCAGCGAACCCGTCGTCGACGCGCTGGGTGGCGTCGCCGGCGCCGTCGAAAAGCTGACCCTGCTGTGGATCGCGCTGAAGGTGAAGGCACTGCTGGGGTTCGGTGGGACCGCCGCGGCGTCGAAGGCCGCAGCCACGTCCATGATCATCGACGCCGGCCGCGTCGACGCTGCCTGGACGACCGCGACGCGGGCGCGCGTCATGCCGGTGACGACGGTCGGAGGCGGCATCCCGGGCATCCCTGGTAAGAAGGGGTTCCGCGGCAGCCTGCCGATCCTGACGACGAACCCGGCGCTGATCACTGCCGGCGTGATCCTGGCCACACCGAATGCCGCCGGCGCGAAGGAAGGCGACCGCCGGGCGCAGAAGGCTGCGCTGTTCAATGGCGAGTGGGGCGAGGAATACCCCTACCTGACGAACGCCGCGTACTTCGTCACCCGCGGCCAGGGATCGCCGGCGCAGGTGAAGCTGATCAAGTCGCTGGGCGAACCACCGTGGTCGGACGCGAAGCTGGCGTCAGCTGAACGGCAGGCGCGCCGACTAGCTGGTGGTGGCGGCAGCGGGCCGCATCACCTGACACCACCACCCAGCACGGCCGGCGGTGGCGGCGGTGGCGGCGGCGGTGGTGGTCGCGGCACGTTCACGTTCGACCAGTTCACGTCGCAGATGCAGGCGATCGACGAACGGGCGCTGGACGCGCAGGCGACACCTGGTAGCGCGGACGACGTGAAGGTGGCACGGGCACGGCTGGCACTGGCGCGGCGCGCGCTGCGCGAACTGAAGCTGACCGTGGATCAGCGCATGGCCGTGAAGCAGCAGCGCAACGCTGCCCTGGCGGAACTGGCCCGGATCGAAGCGGAGGAAGACCAGGCAGCGCAGGCGGCGAACGCGAAGCGCGCAGCTGCACGAAAGGCCCAGCGCGAACGCGAGAAGGCCCGCGCGGAACGCATCCACCAGCGGGTGCTGGACGCGGTCGAAGCCAACGAAGAAAAGCTGGCGAACCGGCTGAAGATCGCGCAGCTGACCGAACGCCTGTCAGACGACAGGAAGGTGCTGAAAGCCACCATCGCGTTCGAACGTGCGCGCGAGCGCGACGAACGGCTGACCGCCGAAGAACGCCGGTCGCATCGCGCGAAGCGACTGGCCGCGCAGAAGAAGCTGGACGACCTGAAGAAGAAGAAGGGAACGGCTGCGGCCGGCGACGACGACGATAAGCCGCTGACGAAGAAGGAAATGCAGCGGATGCTGTACGACTTCGCGCGGAACCTGAAAGGCACCGTCGACCAGTTCGGCGGGAACTTCGGCGAAGGCGCCGGCGACTTCGGTATGTCCGGTGGTGGCGGGCCGCACACGCAGCTGAAGCTGCAGACGATGGAACTGCAGCGGCAGACGCAGATCATGGAAACATGGGCCGGCGCGATGCGGTCGCCGGCGACCATGCAGCACCGGACGGAACTGACCGGGCTGCTGACAGGCGTGGGGTTCTGACATGGAATACAGCTACGAAGCGATCGACCAGATACAGACGCCGGCCGGGAACATCAGCTGCAACGCCGGCAGCGGCGACACCGCGTTCATCGACCCAGGTCGGTCGACGGGCCTGGGCACGTCGGAGATACGTGCGCAGATCGACGAACGCGGGCAAGACCACGGGTGGCTGTTCCCGGGCGCGTTCCTGAAGGCCGGCCAGCAGATCAGTCTGCACATGATCATCTTCATCCGCAGCGCATCGACCGATCCCGCGTGGGCCACTGCGCGCGACGGGTTCATCGACGACGTGAAGACGAAGCTGCATTCGACGCTGGCCAGCACGGGCACGCTGCACTTCGCCGGCGGGTCCACGGTCGGCGGCATCCGCGCGAAGGCGATCGGTCCACCGGAGTCGGAACCGGCGCTAGGGCCGGCGTGGAAGTCCATGCTGGTCGTCCTGGTCAGCGCGACGCCGGCGTAGCCCGTGCCTGTCGCCGTTCAGACGATCGTCGACGGCGAAGACGTCACGGCGTACGTCGGCGAAGGGTCGACCACCCACCAGCACAATCAGCCGTCGTTCGTCACGATCCGCGTGCCGACGGCGCTGGGTTCCTTCCCGACGACGTCCCGCTGCAAGATCGTCCTACCGAACGGCCTGGACTTCCACGGCGCCTGCAGCGCGATCGAACACACGGGCGACGAGAACACGAAGTACAGCCAGTACACGTTTACGTCGCCGATCGCCATCACGGAGTACCGGCCCGTCCGCGACGGTGCTGCGTCCGGCGACCCGGGCGACTTCAGTAAGCCGACCGTGATCCAGCGGAAGAAGTACGCGCCGAAGATCATCGAAGAAGTCCTGACCCAGTCGATCATCGACGGCGTCCCGCCGGACGCTGAAGGTCCCGCCGGGTTCACCCTGGGCACGTTCGCTTCCGGTGGCGCGAGTCTGGAAGGCGCGCCGGCGGACTGGCCGATGCAGATCAGCGACCTGATCGCGATGCTGGCCGAAACGGGGCAGCTAGACGTCGTGGAAACGCCGATCGACAGCGGCGGGAACATGGCGCAGATCAGCGCGTACAACGGCGACTATGGGGCGAACCGATCGGGCAGCGTCCACTTCCGGTACGACGAAGGCGCGCTGTCGAACTGCCGGATGTGTCGCTGGACGTTCGACCTGTCGGACCTGATGAACAAGCTGTGGGTGTTCCTCGGTCCCAGGAAGAAGGGGAAGTCCGACCCAGCTGGTGAACAGCACTGGGCCGCGAGCATCACCGGCGATTCGATCTTCCCGACGTTCCCGCGCCTGAACCCGTCGGTGATCCTGGCCGCGCGCGACGCATCGCGCGCGAACTACTTCGTGCGCATGCTGATCCGCATCTTCGACGGCGACGAGTCGATCGCGCTGGACTTGTACAAGGGCTACTGGCTGATGGAGTCGTGGCTACGTCTGAAGCCGAAGCAGATCGTGTCGATGACGCCGCACCGCGGGATCACGCCGGCGTTCCGCACGGGCGACCTGATCCGCGTCAGCGCCGGCACCGGCTTCGCCGGCGGGTTCAATGGCGTGCAGCGGGTCATGGCGTACAGCTACCGCTGGTCGTCCGATGGGATCATCGAACTAGGCGAACCCGTCGGGCAGCCCGTCGGGACAGCTGCCGTCGTCACGACGGCCGATCAGGAAGGCACCTAGATGACGCGTGGAGGCTACGGCGAGTCCAGCCCGCAGAAAAAAACGCGGGTGGCGCAGAAGGGCGTCGACAGCCTGTCGCGCCGACCGGCCACGTTCCCGCTGGCGTCGTTTTACGCGCAGTGGATCGTGAACATCAGCCCGGGCATACCCGGCGACGGCACCGTCATAGACTGGGCGCCCGGATCGTTCGACACGAACCACGACACGCTGTTCCCGTCGGTCGACGGCCCGGGCCTGGCAGAAGTCTTCGGCGGGCCGGAACAGGTGCCGGTCATCGACTACGCCGTGAAGGGTGCGCTGTTCGGGTCCGGTATGTCGCTAGCCATATGGTCGTTTTCCGCGAACCTGCACAACCCGCTGCGGGCGGGATACCACTACTACCAGCAGCAGGCGATAAACGTCGGCGGTGGCGGCAGCGTCGGCTTCACCGATGGCATGTCGGCGCTGCACTGGCTAGACCAGGCCGCGGACGTGAACGTCGCAGGCGCCAGTGAGTCGTGGATACGGAAGTACGACGTGGATCGCGCGCAGTTCGGCACGGTCGGCGATCCCAGCGCGCAGGTGGCGCAGGCGTTCCGCTACCACCGGTCGAACTACACCGACACCAGTAACCAGCAGCAGCTGCTGCAGCTGTACTGCCACGTCATCGAAGTGGACGTCGGCATCTACGCACCGTGATCGAAAGGGGAAGGCCATGCCTGAATACGTTCCACCCGGAGTCGTCACGAACGCGGGCCAGCCGATCGTGGTGATCGGGAAGCCGGCTGCGGAAACTGAACGCGTGCCCGCCGGCGTCCTGCCCGACACGACCACGGCGATCGTCGTCGTGGGCACGCCGGCGAAGGACTGATCGTCATGGACTTCGTCTTCACGAATATGCGCGGAAGCGCGAAGGAAGTTCATCGCATCGTCGATAGCAACGTACTAACGAACAGCGCGCTGATCCTGGTCGTGATCGCCGAAGCGGGCCTGGAAGCGGATGACGTGCTGATGGCGTACGACGACCTGGCGTCGCTGCTGGCTGCATCGAACAACGAACCCGGGCAGGCCCAGTACAACCGGAAGACACTGGACGACACGGCGCTGTCAGCTGCCACGGTCGACGACACGAACCGCCTGGTGCGCCTGACGTACCCGTCGCAGACCTGGACGTCTGTCGTGGCCGGCGATAGCTGGGCGAAGATTCTGACGTGCATCGACTACGACACTACGTCGGGCACGGACAGCAGCATCGTCCCGATCGTCGCCCAGGACATGAAGATAAACGGCGCCTACGTGATCCCTGCCGGCGTGAACATCCAGTGGTCGATCCCGGACGGCTACTACGTCAGCAGCTGACCCGCCGATAAGCAGGGCATGAACAACCCACGTGTGAACAAGTGGCTGGACCTGCTGGACAGGGTCGGCTGGACAGGCATCCAGGCGGCAGCCGGTGCGCTGGCGCTGTACCTGTCGGGTCAGGGCGTCCTGACCTGGAAGGGCGCCGGTATCGTCGTCGGCGTGGCCATCCTGGGCGCGATCGCGAAGGTGACGGTGGGTCAGAACACCGGCACCGATGACACCGGGTCCCTGATCGGGACGCCTGTCATCGAACCGCCACCGGAGGCGAACCCATAGGTGGCGAACCGTTACGCGCAGGATTGCAAGGTAGGCCCGCGGGCTGCGAACGACAGCGGCCCGCGGCGTGCGCGTGACATTCGACTGATCGTCATCCATTCGGCGGAAGCGTCGGACGACAGTGGCGAGGACACCAGCGCGGAAGGTGTGGCGAATTTCTTCAGCCGGCCATCCACGCAGGCGTCGACGCAGCTGGCGGTCGATCGCGATTCGTGCGTGCGGATGCTGCCGGACCTGGTGATCCCGTGGGGAGCATCGGGCGCAAACCATGACGGGCTGCATGTCGAAATCTGCGGACGTGCTGCCTGGTCAGAAGCTGCCTGGCTGCGAAGGACAGGCATGCTGCGACGCGCGGCGTACCGCGTCGCGAAGTGGACGTGGCTGTACGACATCCCGGTGCGCTGGCTGACGAACCGGCAGCTAGCCGGCGGCAGCGCGAAGGGACTGACGACCCACGTCCAGGTCAATGACGTGTTCAAGCGTGGCGTGCACTGGGACCCAGGTCCTGGCTTCCCGCGTGACACGTTCCTGCGGTGGGTCGCGGAGTATCGCGACGACATAGAGAAGGAACGCGGGACGAAGGACGTGTAACCCGTGCATCCGCCGGAAGGGGGAACCGACGCAGCATGGGTCGACGAAGATACCGAACTGGGCCTGCGCATCCGCATGCGGCGCTGCGAGGAATCGAACCGACGACTGGAACAGAAGGTCGACCGTATGCAGTGGATATTCGTCGCAGCGGCCGTCGGCTACGTGCTGTCGCTATGGGCCGGCGTCGGAGGCGGTCCGACTGGATGAACGTCCGCTGGTGGATAGCGATGGTTGTCGTGCTGGGCGCGTTCATCGCGGCCGGCCAGATCGTGGCGTCCCAGGCGACGAAGAACGAAACGAACATCGACCAGAACCGCGACGCGCTGATCACCGTGTGCGCGACGCTGGACACGCTGGGGTTCGTGTTCGAACAGCTGCAGGTGTCTGACCAGGCGCTGGCGCAGCAGCCGTCGCTGGCGCCCAGCGTACGCTTGCAGGTGAGGAACCGCGCCAGGCTGTACGGGACAGCAGTCGAAGCCCTACAGCAGTCGAACCCGGACTGTCAGCAGATCGAATGAAGTACATCGCCGTCGCCGTCATACTCGCCTGCCTGATCGCCGTCACCGGCACGCCCAGCGCGCCGGCGCAGCGCACCGGGCTGATCACCGTCTTCGCTGTCACCGTCCGCCAGGTCGACGACGGGCGGTTCCACATGGTCGTGAAGAACGTGCGCGATAAGAAGTCGCGCGTGATCGGCGAAATCGACCAGTTCTGTGTCGACGTCCCGGACGCTGGTACCCGGGACATTCGGCAACAGTGCCAGGGCACCCTGATCATGCCGCTGGGCCGGCTGATGTACATGGGTGCACGACGATCGGCGACGTACTACGTGTTCGCCGTGGTGGGAGGGACAGGCGTCTACAGCGGGTCGACCGGCCAGTACCAGGCACGGACGATCGCGACCGACCCGCGTGTGGAATACCTGCTGGTGTCACTGGTGCCGTGACGTGTCTACGGCGACGGACACTTCCGATCCGCGATCGGAGTGGTGGGCCGTCACGCACTGGCGGCAGGAAGAACTGGAACGCGCCGGCTGGACGCCGATCGAAGCCCTGCGCGTCGCCGACCGCCACGACATCGACCTGCACGAAGCCTGCGAGCTAGTCCGCCAGGGCTGCCCGCCGGCGCGTGCGCTGGACATCCTGCTGTGAGTGAACAGGCCGCACGGCAACTGCTGAAGAACCCGCGGGTGTTTTGGGGTCGCGTCGTTCGTGTCCTGATCGAACGCGGCTGGCGCCCGCCGGCGCCGGATGAACGAATCGTGGAAGACCTGATCACGGCACTGGAAGGGCCGGTGGTGTCGATCGACGCGCGCGGCGAACCGTCGGACGCAGTGCTGGCTGAACTGACGGCCCGCGAACGCGAAGTCGTCCTGCTGCTGATCGAAGGGCTGACGAACGACGTGATGGCGGACCGCCTGAACCTGGCGCCGCAAACCGTGAAGTTCCACCTGACGAACGTGTACCGGAAGCTGGGCTGCCACACCCGCGCGGAGGTCGTCGCGCGGGTCTTAGGCGCCTGATCCAGCGTTGTCAGCGCAGACGCTGTCAAATCAGAATTTACAATTGCGCCACGACTGGGCTGGCGCCGCACGCGGTCCCGCAAATCGACCACTTTTCGTCAGGCCCGAAAACACGACCTGCGAAAATGTGTGTGCAGCACCCGGTCATTGACAACCGAAACGCGGGACGTGGAAAGGCTACGCCATGTCCACGAAGAAGGCACCGCGCCGCGTCTGGCGCGGACGATGCCGATCGTGCGGCGACGAGTGGACGGAGCATTCCGCGCCGGCTATCTGCCCGGAATGCCATTCACTGGAAGTCGAAACGATCAGCACGATGGAGTACAGCTACATCGGCGCACCGAACCCTGAAGGCTGGGGACCGTGGGTCGGTGTCCCGAAGGAACGGCAGACCGTGTGTGCCGTCGACGGCTGCATCGTCGAAGGCCGGCCGCACGTCTGCCTGGCCGACGGGTCGTACCACCACCACGGCTGCGTCCACTACGAACACCTGCCGAATGCGGCAGGGCTGACGTTCAGGGAAGGCGGCTGGTGCTGGCTGTGCGATGGCCACTACAACCAGCTGGAAGAAGCGAACCCGGATAGACCGCGACGGCGCTAGGAACGCCGTCGCGAAAGGGTGCTGCATGAACTGACCACGACGATCATACGTCCCGCGTTTCGGTGTGTCACCCGTCCGGGGTAGACACGCATCCGGCGAAGGGTCTATGCTGCGCGTGCCATCTAGTCCACGAACGGAGGTTCCTGCCATGTCCACCACCACCCAGGCTGTCGTCGCGGCGATCGTCGCGCTGTGGGGCGTTCCGTGCTTCGCAGTGACGCTGATGTCGGGACTGATGTCCCGATGACGCGCCGCACCGGTTCCACGTACCGCATCCATGACGCCGGCCCGTTCACCGTCGCGTTCGGCGGGAACTGGGTCTGCGACGGATCGCACCGCTGGCCGAAGGTCGACCTGATCTTCCGCGACCGGTGGTCGCGATCGAACGGCCGCGGTGGGCGCGCCACCATCTACCGGCGCCTGTCCCTGCCGCTGCCGTACATCCGGTGGTCGACGGCCTACCAGCACCCGGTGCTGAAGCCGATCCACCAGCGCATCGACCGGCTGTACCGCCGGTGGTTCATCACGCGGCAGGTCGTCCGATGATCCGCGACGAACGCACGCTGCTGACGGAGGAACAGGCGCACGCGGCCGGCTTGTCGCAGGACGAGTACGACCTACACACGCACTACGCGTCGAATGCGATCGCGAACGGGCACGCGGCGGACTGTCGCACCGTGACCGAACCGCGCAACTGGCCACGGCTGTTCGGGTCGTGGCCGATCCCCTGCACGTGTGGAGTGTCCGAAGCGAACGCGAAGGCATTCCAGGAAGGAACCCGCCATGTCCACTGACACGACCCTGTACTGCGAGTGCGACGCACCCGTGATGGACGTCGAACACGACGCCGGCTGCCGGCGCTGTGGGCGTCCCGTGAACTTCAATGCGACCGAAGTCCCGATCGCGATCCCGTACGGCCTGCACGCGAACGACCTGTCGATCGACCCGGGGTCGAAGGACATCAGCCCGGGCTACATCCACGGTCTGCTGAACGAACTGGCGCTGCGCTGGTCGGCCGAAGAAGTCGAACGCGTCTTCGCTTCTACCGTCCTGCTGAAGTCGACGTGCGGCGACGCGTCGCTGGCGCAGTGCCTGGACACGGCGATGACGTGGGAGCGTGGCTAGCCATGTCCGACACGTTCACGTCACCGTTCGACGTCCACGGGCACCGCTGGGTGCAGAAGCACGCGGACGACTGCCCGATCGTCGCGCAGCGCGCCGCGCTGCTGGACGACCTGCTGGCTGATCCGCGGAACCCGTACCTGCAGGGCGCCGTCCCGGAGTACGACGAAGGCGGCGACCAGGAAGCGGAAGGCTGCACGTGTGGCGGCTGGCACGGCTTCCGGCTGGGCATGCGCGTCGCGCTGGTGCACGACATCGACCGGTTCCCGCACTTCATCGCGAAGGCCGGCGCCGTCGGCGAAGTCGTCTACGTCGACGTCGGCACGCTGGCCGTCCGCATGGACGAACACGTGCCTGGTGCGGAGGACTGGAACAACGAAGTGGTGTGGTCGCTGCGCGATGGCGACAACCCGCGCGGCGCGCTGGCGCGCCTGGGCGGACGGTGTTTCTGATGGTCGCCGACCACGCCGAAGCGATGACGCTGGCCACGATCGCGGATGCGATGCTGCCGGCCGACGGCCGCGACTTCGACCACACGGAACTGTACGAAGCCCTGAAGCCCGTCCTGTCAGACGATCAGTTCAGGGACCTGGGCGCGATGCTGGAACTGTGCCCGCTGCACTACTGCGACATCCGCATATGCGCCGACGACGGGATACACGGCGACGAGGTCTACGGAACATGACCGCCACCGAATACGACGTGGTCGTGTCGACGTTCGACGTCGCGCACCTGCGGCCGAAGGGTGACGGGACGTTCCCGCACCCGAAGACGCTGTATGGCAACACCACCGGCGGCTGGACCTGGTGGCGGACGCTGCCCGTCGACGAGGTCGACACCTACATGGAGTCCGTGCAGCGGAACGACGGACTTCCACCATGCAGTCGATGCCTGACTGCCGTCAGGAAGGAAGGGACACGATGAAGA